GAAATCCTTTAGGATCACCACAATCATTCCAATAAAGTTCATAAGGTGTTCCCAAATAATATATTTGCCCATCATCATTTTTGTGGTGAAAGTGGCCGCTGAATACAGTTTCAAATCTTTTGAAGTGTTCCTTTTCCCAACCATTGGCAGAAACCATACCTTGGCCTGTCATTGCAAAACCAGCAATTTCTAGATGACCCATAAGAATATCAGATTTAGCTGTCCTTAAAGCGTTCATAGATTCATCATAGTTGTTTGCATTAATCCAAGGCATAAACAGTATAGGTGTACCATCAAACTCTACAACTTTAGGGCTAGTATATATTGTTCCGAATCCAGCAAGTTCTTCCATAGAATTTACTTCACTCGTATTTTTATAATACGTATCATGATTACCAACAGTAATGTGTAAATCTATATTAAGTTCTTTAAAACGATTTATAAACTTTTTTCTAAAGTCCGTAGCAGTTTTATATGAAACATACTTACGTCTATCCATAACATCACCCATATGAATACAGGTGGTTATACCTCGTTTTACTAATGTAGGAAAAAATACTTCATCATAGAATTTAAAAAAGAAATCACTGAAATTTTGATTATCATTGCGAGCACCAAAGTGTGTATCAGTTATTATTGCAATCTTCAATCCTGGCCTCTCTCTACAACCTTATCAATATCATCATCTTCCATAAAATTTTCTAATCCTTTTTTTGCAGCTGGAATCTTTTTCTTTGGTTTATAAACGTCTTCATCTGGAAGCATTACCGTAGGATCAAAACCAGCAACAGAATAACCAGTATCATCGCCCTCCATAGTAACCCAAGATGTATAACTTGAATTTTCTATCATTTTATTTCTGACATGAGTTTGTTTCTTTTCTTTTGCAATCCTTCTAAGAAAAGCGTAGTATATAATTTGTGTAAAATACGCAAAGGGATTTGAAGATTTCTCTGGATTAAAATTTTGAGCATATTGCAAACAGTTTTCAATACCATCAGATACCATTTCTTCTCTATACGTATAATTTATAAAGTTAGGTCTGTATGCTAGGTGGGTTGCAATCTTTAAAAAACACTCACCAATATAATTACTAATTCGAGGTTTAGGTGTCTCTTTTTTGTCATCAGTCCAATCTGCACGCCAATCAACCATTGCTTGTAGAAATACTTTATTATCTACGTAATGCGGTTTTGTTTTCTTTGCTTTCTTTTCAGCCATTAGAATTTAAATCTCCTTATGAGTATCATTATTCCTAATATAGACTATTGAAGTATATTTGTCAATGTACTTATTATATTATCTTTTTTCAAAAAGGGAATTGACATAAGGCTTCTACCTCTATATACTCAACTATGTTGAGGTTCAATGAATAGATTTACTCTCTGTATCTAATATATCTAATATCTCATCGTATATCTCTTCTTTAGAATATTCTTCTACATATGATTTAGATTCTTTACCAATGTTATCTTCTTTCCAATTTTCTAGTTTCTTTATAAAATATTCATAGTATCTAGTTAGGCCTTCTGAAACATTTGCAGTTGTTATTATAGTAGATTTAGTAACTGAAAAATATTTTTGTTCTGTATACGGTTCGATCCAACGGCATAAATTTAAAGATTCTTGTTCTCCAAATTCTGTTTCATGAGGAGAAATATTCATCAACAAAGGATTTTGTACTTCTATAGCATCAGCGTCATCAGAAGTTAAAGTAGCAATAATAGTTTCACCACTTGTTAATTTTATAATTTTATACGAGGTATCATTTTTAATAGAACTGTGCATATTAAACTCCTACACCTTTCATAAATTGTGCTATCGATGGCCCAAATATAGATATTGACCAAATTAATAAACCAAGTGTAATTATGGAAGCAAACATCCACTTGTTTGATGTTTTTGTTGTAGCCATCTTTAACGCCAACATCTCATTACCTAACACTCTAATACTTACTTCAAAATCTTCGTTGTCTTGTTCACTCATAATTTTACCTTACTAATATCATAATCGAATTGTTCTTCGTTATATATATTTAGTCGTTCTGTAAAATGATTAAGAGTATAGTTTCTTCTTTCATTGTAAGATATATCATCTGCAATATCATATATCAAAACGGAATCTTTACTTGATGATGTACGCAGACCTCGCCCGATGGACTGCAAGACTCTAATCTTTGACTTACTTGGACTTGCGAGCACGATGTTGTTAATATTCCTAATATTAATACCAGTAGAAAAAGTGCCATAGGATGCAATAGTAGTAGAATTGGTGTGTGTTTCAACCAAACCACGAATCTTTTCCCTTGCACTCGTATCAGTTCCACCATATACGAAATATACATTTTCTTCTTCTTTCATTTTATCATTTAATATTTTACCGTGTTTCTCTACAAGCTGAAACAGACATAGAGTATTCCCCCTAAGATGCCGTAATAAATTACACACGAAATCAAGTCTTTGTTTGTTAGTAACGATATACTCCAATTCTTCAGCATAATCCATTTTCTCCCTTATGTTTGGATGTTTCAATATAATACATTTTATTTTTAAACTTGCAAGGGTATTTTTATCGATAAGTTCTTTTGTGGTGACTACTTTTTCAACTGCACCAAATAGTCCCTCTAGTACCAACTGATGGGTCTGTGTACCGTCTAGCGTCCCTGTAAGACCGAATCTATACTTACATTGGTGCATCTTAGTCATAATACCAGTAAGAGACTTTGCCTTAAACATATGAGCTTCATCACCGATTACACACCCAAAATCAAGAAAGTATGCCTTGGGCATTTTATAAAGAGATTGCCACGTAGATATAACAACATCCTTTGTAACCTTACGTTCATGTCCTTGATATATTCTTTGACAATACGTACCAGAGCTCCACCCATAATCTTCAAAGTCTGAATACATCTGTTCTACCAGTGAAGTGGTAGGTACAAGTATAAGAGTTTTTAAACCCATCATCTGGTAATAACGTACCAGAGAATATATTATTAAAGACTTACCAGAAGCAGTAGGAGAAACAAGAAGAGCCCTATCTGAGGCCAAAGCATGTGCGACAGCATCAATTTGGTAATCACGGACTTTAAGACTTTTCCCTTGCGATTTGGGTTTGAGACTTTTGATAAATCCTCCAGCGCTCTTACGATCCAAATGTTTGTCATTTTCTACTCCTTCTTCTACTATATATGAAATTTTATTACTATCACAAAATTTCTTAATATATGGCAATAATCCTACATATATTTCTCCTGTTGCTGGAGAGAATAATCTTATCTTACCATCCCACATACGATTGCGATACATAGGCATAAACTTAAAGCCAGGAACTTCAAATGTAAAAAAAGAACTAAGCTCTTCTTTTTCATGAGGTTCTAACTCTTCAATTATTAAATTAACTTCGTTCTTTTTTGATATATGCATTTTGTAATGTTTTTGGTTCGCCGTAGTGACCATTCACTTGTATGTTCCATGATATACTTATTCGTTTATTATAGTTAGGGCTAACCCAATGTTGCAACCATGAAGGAAAAATAAATCCTCTATTCTGTGTAGAATCAAATTGTACTTTGTGTGAGTTGTATATATTATTTTTTAATCTTCTGGGAACAGAGATACTTGCTTGAGGCCTTGGATCAAAAAACTCAATGGGTGCAGTTTCTCCTTCTGTTTGCAAATAATAAACACCAGATAGAAAATTATTTGAATGTGTGTGTGGAGCGTGTATAGAACTATCAGCTGATAAAATATTACCCCACATATTTGTAATTGTTATATCTTCATAATCATAATCTAATTCATCTAAAATATATTTATTAATCTTAATAATATGACTTCTAAAATCTTGAAAGAATGACATATTATGAATATCGTCTTCTGTTTGATATAGTGGAGTTGATTGATCTTTATTTTTTATATACTGTACCATATTACTAAACTGATAAGAATCAGGTTTATACTCAAACTCATGAATTCTTGTAGGAAATATCTCATGTGAAATTACATCAACCATGCTACCACCGAATATCTTGTACCTTTAGTAACAGGTTTTGCTTCATGTGGATACATAAAGTTAGAGGGAAAAATAATTGAGGAACCTTTCTTTGGTTTAATCTCCTTGTCTGCAACAACAAACTCTCCACCTTCATAATCATCATTCAAATACAGTAAGGCTGAAACATGAGGATAACCCCATTTTTGACCATGACTATGATGAATGTTATCAATATGTTTAGACATAAACCCACCTTGACTATATTTGTTTATACGAAAGTCTGTAGTATGTTCACAAAGAAATAATGGAAATTCATATTCATATTGACGAACAGCTTTTATGAAACACTCTTTAAGTGGATTATAAAAATTACTATCTTTTTTAATCCAAACATCATCCATAACTACACGATCTTCAGAATCTTCATGTACACTTTCATGGCTTGAAAATAAAGATGGTTTCCAATTTAATTTTGCAATCATAAGAGAATCACATAGATTATTTTCTACTGTATCCTCATAAACCTTAATGTATTCACCAACATCCATTTAAAACCACCCCATTAACATTTTACCTTCTTCTGATACCATGTCCATAGAAAAAGGTGGATCAAATATTAGATTCCGTTCAACAGAAGTTACACCCTCTACACTTTCGATTGCATCAGTAATGCTTTTACAGATTTGTTCTGCAAATGGACACATCATACTTGTAAGTGAATGTTCACATAATACTGAACCATCTTCTTTAACTTCTAGTTTGTAGATTAATCCTAGATCGTAAATGTTGACACTAGGCATCTCTGGGTCATACACACATTTTAGTTCAGCAATAACCTGTTCTTCTAATGACATTACACCATTCCTGCTTCAAACTTCTTCCATCCAATAGCGTGACTAACATCCCATCCACGATTATCGATAGACTTGATAACTCCATCAATATATTTGATTACAATTTCTAGATAATTAATTTTAGCACCAAGCTCTATCATATCATCATCAGAATTAATATACATTGCTAGATCAGTTTTGAGTACTTTGAAATCAAAAGGTTTAGATGCATATATCTTTGCATCTGCTTTACCGCCATAGTATTCCCACTTGGCTCTATATAACTTCTGGTAGTCACCTTTATTTTTGACAAGTAAAAGTTCGAACCGTGTTTTATAGTCTAACCATTTTGATTTAATATCTTGATTGCGAAAGGATTCTTGATCTAAATGTTCTTGATCAGTGATAGGTAGGTCTTTGTATGCTTCTTTTTTCAGTTCTTCTAAATTCATAATATACTTTCTTAAAAAAAATGAGCAGAGTTTGATTACTCTCTTTAATTATATTGACCCTAGTGAGTTGCAACGAGTAGTCACTAGATCATTAAGTCTAAGATTTGATATATGTTATAGCTTATCAAATCTCTGCTCGTAGTTATTTATATCAACTAATTGTTTCAATTTCATAAAGTTGATATGCAAAGGTAATTTCTGCTGTTAAATATTCAACATCTGTTGCACCTTGATTATAAGATAAGCCAGTCATAGCAACTGGATATAAATCTCTAAAAAATACATTTACTATTGGATTATTTTTGTTTGATAAAACAGTAAGTGTTGCATCAGAGAATAAAGCATTAGACGGCGTTGGTTTTTGAACATCACCAATATCATTAGATTTAATAGCTGCAGATGAAGGTGTATTAGATGTGTTTGATTTAAATTCACTAAACTGTGTTCTATTCTTAGGAAAACCAATAGCAGTCATCCATTCGTGAATACTTAAAAAATTTTCAAGATATTCATCAACTATAAAAGATACTGAAAGGTTATCATATGTAAGTTGATCTCCCATCATTGGAATTGATTTAAAGGGAGTTGGTATTAACACATCAGATAAAGCAATTGCTGGTATAGTTGCAGCAGTCGAAAAGAACTCTACTTTTGGTAACTGATGAATACCAAACCTAAACTGAGTAGGACTTGCATAATCTAATTTATCTGGTTGTCTCTTTACACTTGCCATTTTATACCTCTAATACTATTTATAACAAAAAAAATGGGGGAGCAAAAGCTCCCCCAAGTTTATAGTTAAGTTTCTTATTAT